TTTCCAGGACTATGGGTGGGATGCAGAGAACCACTGTCATAGAATCTATGCAGGACGTGAGAGAGTCAATACGAATGAAGTCACCATCACAACATGGCAGTCTGTCTATCAACTCGATCGCTCGTTTTTTGAGGAGTACGATGTAGTGATTGGTGATGAGGCTCACTTGTTTAAGAGTAAGTCTTTGATTGGTATCATGGACAAGTTGCATCATGCAAAGTATAGATATGGTTTCACAGGTACCTTAGACGGCACACAGACCCATAAGTGGGTCTTAGAAGGATTGTTTGGTCCATCATACAAGGTAACTCAAACAAAGAAACTACAAGATGAAGGACATCTTGCCAAGTTGGATATCCAGTGTATTGTACTCAAACACAAACCACAGAAGTTTGATGTCTTTGAGGATGAGATACAGTTCTTGATCGGTCATCCTACAAGAAACAAGTTCATCAGTAATCTAGCACTTGACCTCAAGGGTAACACTCTCATACTCTATGCAAGAGTAGAGGCTCATGGAGCCGTACTTTATGAAGACCTAAATAACAGGGCCGAAGAAGATAGAAAAGTTTTCTTTATTCACGGTGGTGTGGATGCTGAAGACAGAGAAGAAGTCAGGCGTATCACTGAGGAACAGAATAACGCTATCATTGTTGCTTCTTACGGAACCTTCAGTACGGGAATCAATATTAAAAACTTACACAATGTAATCTTTGCCTCTCCATCAAAGAGTAGGATCCGCAACCTACAATCTATTGGTAGAGTCCTAAGAAAAGGCAAAAACAAAGTGAAAGCCAAACTATTTGATATCGCTGACGATACCACTTACAACAGTCGTAAAAACTATACCCTTAACCACTTTATTGAAAGGGTGAAGATCTATAATCAAGAACAGTTTAACTATGACATATCAACAATCAATATCAAGGAGTAAGTATGGAAGAGGAATTCTATGCATCAATTAAGTTCAAGCACTCTGGAGAAGAGATCTTCTCTAAGGTAACACCTCATGATGAGGAAGATAGATTACTTCTGCATCTCAGCTATCCTATTGTAGTAGAAGAGATTAAGGTTAGAGGTAGAACTGGTGGTTACAGAATGGAACCCTGGTTGAAGACTACAACTCAATCTGACTTTGTCATTAACATCGATGATGTACTTACCATGACTGAGTCTGGTGACTTGGAAATGATCGTTTACTATGAGGACTACATAAGTAAGATTAATAAGACTAACTATTCAGACCTCAATCGTAAGATGGGGTATCTAGGAACTGTAGAGGAAACCAAGAAATCTTTGGAGAAACTCTTTAAAGCTAGCTAGATGAATATCTGTTTTTGACAAACCTATTCTATTGAAAACCCATGGGTTTGTTAAGCCCAGTGTTTTCCCGTATAATTAGGGAAGACATATAATCATTATGACTACTGCACATGCCTATGGAACAATGAGACGAAGAAAAGCAAAGCCCGAGCACTATGTCAATAACAAAGAGTTTCTCAATGCACTAGAGAACTACTTTGCAGAAGTCGAAAGAGCCAAACTGAATGATCAGCCAAAGCCACCGATTCCTCGTTACATTGGTGAGTGTTTTCTGAAGATTGCTAATCATCTCTCATATAAGCCTAACTTTGTGAACTATATGTTCAAGGACGATATGATCTGTGATGGTATCGAGAATTGTGTACGATACATTCACAACTTCAGTCCTGAGAAGTCCAAGAACCCGTTTGCATACTTTACTCAGATCATCTACTTTGCCTTCCTCCGTCGTATCTCCATGGAGAAGAAGCAACTAGAGATCAAGAACAAGATTCTGGAGAAGACCAACTTCGATGAGGTCTTTGATGCAAATGATCTTGACAGTGACAACTATTCGGATTACAATTCCATCAAAGACAGTGTTCACGCTAAATTGAGGAACGGTGGATGAAGGTTGCAATCATTACCGATACGCACTTTGGAGCTCGTAAGGTCTCCAGAGTTCTACATGAATATTTTGAGAGGTTCTATAAGGACATCTTCTTCCCTGCTCTAGACGAACAGGGTATTGATACAGTCATCCACATGGGTGATGCTTTTGACAGTCGTAAAGGTATTGATTTCAAAGCTCTCGACTGGGCCAAACGAGTTGTGTTTGAACCTCTGAAACAACGAGGTATCACAATGCACCTGATGGTTGGTAACCACGATGCATACTACAAGAACACCAACAGTATCAATGCAGTCGAACTTCTCCTGGAGGAGTACGATAATGTGATTACATACTCAAAGGCTACCGAGGTAGAGGTAGGTGGTCTTCCTATTTTGTTTATTCCTTGGATCAATGAAGAAAATTCTGAGAGTAGTTTCAATCTTATTCAAAATTCAAGTTGCAAGTGCGCGATGGGGCACCTTGAGTTATCGGGATTTAGAGCTCATCGCGGATGCATCATGGAAAACGGTCATGACAGCAAACTATTTGAGAACTACAAAGTGGTCTTCTCTGGACACTACCACACTCGATCATCCGATGGGCAGATCTTCTATCTGGGAAATCCCTACGAGATGTTCTGGAACGACGTTGGAGACACAAGAGGATTCCACGTCTTCGACACAGAAACCCTAGAACACACTCCTGTCAACAACCCTTATCAGTTGTTCCATAATATCTACTATGAGGACACTGATCACCAGTTGTTTGACGCAGGATACTTCCATGACAAGATCGTCAAGGTGATTGTCAAGAAGAAGACAGATATTACAAAGTTTGAAAAGTTCATCGATAAGTTGTATACTGCAGGTGTCCATGATCTGAAGATTGTGGAGAACTTCCAGTTGATCGAAGGTGACGACTTTGAGGCAGGTGAGTCAGAAGACACACTTTCTATCCTTGATAGATATATCCTAGAGGCAGATACAAGTCTCGATAAAGTCCGTATTCAAAACATGATGAGATCAACCTACCAGGATGCCTGTGAACTGTTCTGATGTATATTATTACAGTCGAAGGGAAGGAGAAAGAAGGAGCATATTCAGTAATTGACGAAGATGGAGATCAAGTTCTCTATATCTTTGTAGAAAAAGATGATGCAATAAGATATGCAATGCAACTCGAAGAACTGGACTATCCAGATATGAAGGTTCTGGAGATTGATGATGGACTGATGGTCAAAACATGTGAGATGCACGACCACAGATACTCCATCATCACACCTAATGATGTCGTGATTCCCCCTGATAACGCAAGTGATTATCTTTGAAAAGATCCGATGGAAGAACTTTCTATCGACTGGTAACCAGTTTACTGAAGTCTGTCTGAATGAGAAAAGAGCCACAATGATTGTGGGTAGTAATGGTGCTGGTAAGAGCACCATTCTTGATGCTCTGTGTTTCTCACTCTACGGTAAGGCATTTCGTAAGATTAACAAATCACAGTTAATCAACACCACCAATGAGAAGGGTGTTGTGGTTGAGATTGAGTTCAGTATCAACAATGTGAATTGGATGATTGAAAGGGGAATCAAACCAAACACATTCAAGATCACTCGTAATGGAGAAGAACTCGATCAGAAGTCATCTGCTGTAGATCAACAGAAGTGGTTGGAACAGAATGTTCTCAAGATGAACTACAAGAGTTTCACACAGATTGTGATTCTGGGTAGTAGTTCCTTTGTCCCGTTCATGCAACTCCCTGCCACCAGTCGGAGAGAGGTGGTTGAAGATCTGTTGGATATCAAGATCTTCTCGTCGATGAATGTGTTGATCAAAGATAAGATTCGTGGTTTGAAAGAACAGATCCGAACACTGGACCTGAAGAAAGAATCACTGACTGATAAAGTCGAAATGCAGAAGAACTTTATTGAACAGATTGAGAACAAGAATAAAGAGACCATTCAGAACAAAGAAAGAAACATCTCTCATCTCTTGAATGAAGAGAACAACTTGATGAATCGGAATGAGAGACTGAATGATGAACTGAAAGTTACTCAACAAGAGATTGAAGAGTTCTCTGATTCCTCTAGAAAACTGAGAGAGTTTGGAAACATCAGAGGTAAACTATCTCAAAAGATCTCAACAC